TCTANTTGNCATTACGATTTCCTTTTCTTAAAAACCATTTTTTTACCTATAACAGAATCTTCTAATCTAGCTTTTTTCATTGGTGCATTTTTATCCTGAACACTTTCTACTAAAGCTCTAGCTTTAAATTTTCTTTTAGGCCAGTTTTTCATTGCAGCTTCTTTTTGAGCAGTTTTACCCATAGGATTAAGCTTTATTGATTTTTCTTTTGCTTTTTTTAATTCTTTACTACGTCCTACTGTTGTAATTGCCATTACGATTTCCTTTTCTTAGCCATTTTCTTAAATGTCTTTGCTAACGCTTTTGCTCTTCCAGTGCAACCTTTTTTTGTAATAGGAGTACACTTTCCTTTAGTTCCACGTTTCTTGATTGATTTATTTACTGATTGTATCCAGTTCTTTTTAGCTTTTCCACCATTAGAAAAATTAACTCTTTCAGCCATTGTATAACCATCAGCGTTATGTCCTGCAGGCGGTTTATAACCAGATGCTGGACTTGTTGCATGTTGCAAAGTCAAAGATGTTTGTCCAGAGTTTGGTGATCTAAAAAATCTCATTATTTTAAATCTTTGCCTTTTGAAAGTCCAGATTTAGTTACTGGTTCACCTTTCAATTTTTGAATATTTTGACGAAGTTTTGAGTGCGCTTCTTCTAATGGAGCCATAGCTTTTATATGATCTCTTTTTATTTTACCTACTTCTTTTTTACCTTCTTTTTTTATATTAGAAATAGTTTTTTCATACTTAGTTTTTCCAACACTAGGTTTAACAGATATAATAACAGGATGTTGCAGCCCTGAAGGAGATGCTTTTTTAAATGCTTTTTTAGAGGCTTTATTTCTTATAATAATCCCCATTCCTTTTGTCCAGAGTGTCATAACTTTTCCTTATGCTTTTTTCCAGTCTTTAGCTCTTTTGCCCCACTTACCATAAGACATGTCTCTTTCAGCTTTTGCTTTTTTAGGATCTTTTTTAGTAGCTTTACCTTTTCCTAAACGCATACCGATCGATTCATCTTCCTTATCGTAATAACCTTGCTTCTTAGCAGTCTTGCCTTTCTTCATAGCTGTTCTGCCACCAAATCTAGATTTGTAAGGTCTTGTTCCAAAATCATTTCTCATATTTGCTCCTTAATTTACGGTATTATTACCATAATTTATATAAATTTAAAGTTTATATTACCAGAAATCGTCACTGCATTCGATGTTTTTTTTACCATATGCTCCAAAAAACTAGGGAAGACAATAATTTGCCCTTTTCTACAGGGGGGTATAAAGTTTANCTCGCATATATNTCCCTGNTTAAANCCATCACTTTCCCTATAGAAGGATTCTATTAAATAGTAAGCTGGATTAAAGAACAAGGTCTTTGGAACATCAATTTTGTCATAAATTATAAAAGAGAAATGACTTCCTATGTGGATATGCTTTTCTTGAAAATCATTTTTTTTATAAATATTTTGCCATATATTTGTAAGGGTAATTCTAAAAGGTGATTTAAATTTTTCTTCTAATAATTTAATTATGGAGTCTACCAAATATTGAGCACTTTCTTCCCGTAAATTTTTTTCTCCAGTTCCAATGGATGTCTTTACATCAGATGCAAAACTAGGTTGAGTTTTTTGATTTGTAAATTTTAACTTTTTAGAATCAATATTGCCAATAAAGATTGGCACCGAGAATAAATTTAATTGCATAATGCATCGCGTGTCTTACACGTTGTCCTGAATTGTCAGGCTTCTATTTTATTTCTTTCCTCCACCATTCCTGAAGATTTGAGTTCCCTTAATTCCAAAAATCGAAGCTACGACAAGGATCCACAAATTTGTGAACCATGACGGCAATGATTGGAAATACTCGAAGAAAAGTTTTACTTTTTCCATAGCTGCCGGATCATCCGACATAACTGCCCACATTAACACAATGATGGGCGCCGAAATAATCACGAGGACAAATTCGTCCTTGTAGTCTGATTGACGGGCTTCTAAAAGTTTTCCCTGGTAAGCTTCCTCACCTCGAGCTTGACGCTCGGCGTGTAAAAGTTGTGCATCAGACATGGCAACTTTTGCCTTTTGTCTGTTAGCATAAATTTTACCACCAGCTTGTAGTGCTATTTTAGCTAAGCTGAACCAAGCCATAAATTAATACCAAGTTGCTTTGGCAGGTTTCTTTTCTTTTCTAAAAGCCTTTGTTCCTCTAACGTCAGCGCTATTTCCTTGAGCAATGTAGTTTCTTCCTCTAATGCTTCCTTCAGATCTTGGATCTAAATGAATATTTTGAGAAGGAATCTCTACTGCTACTCCGCCTTTAGCGTAGCCATCTTTGTTAGTAAACATCGACTGATTATATCCTTTACCTTCTTTTGCCATATTTTTCTCCTAGGGTTTGTATATACTAAGATTTAGGACCTTTCAAGGTTCTAACATCCTTAGCCTTCATTTTGTCTGAAGTCAGTTTAACATCAGCAGATATCAATGATTTCTCAATTGCCGTATCTGCTCTTAATTGGGCTAAGTCTTCGTTCTGTTCCAGTTTATCATCAGTAATCTGTCTATTCTGAACCATCTTAGCTTTATCTAAATTAATTCGTGCATCTGTCTCTTGTTGCTTACGTTCACTTTCCATGGCTTTAAGATCTACTTCTCTTTGTTTCAATTTAAGTAATGGATCGTGATCAAATTGAGACGTAATTGTTTTTTCTTCTTTTAAGAACTCTTCAGTCATATCTGCAATCAATACGGCTTTTCTAGCTTCTATCTTCTGAGATATTTGTTGTAACTGTTGTTTAACTTGTGGGTTTTGTACAGCTGCTTGTTGCATCTGTGGTAACATTTGAAACTCTTGTGCAAATTCCAATTGTACTTGTTCTTGTGCCATCAATGATATGTGCTCCATAATATTTTTTTCTAATGCTGCAGTAATGCTAGGATTGTTTCTAACAAAGTTACTAGCCATGAAATTTAAGTGAGCAGTTATGTGAGCTCTATGATCTTGACCTGGAAACGCTTGGAAAGGTTTCATGGCCATTGCATCAATGTGTTCGATCGCCGGATCTTTTGGTTGATTCGGTGGAGGTGGAGGTAATATTCTATCAATATCCTTTACCCCTAATGCTTCATACATTTTTCTATAACACATATATAAATTGTGCATCTGTGGATTAGACATAGCTAATTGTAATTCAGCTTGTGCTAATGAAATTCTTTGTGACATTGAAAATATATTTGGATCAGCAACAGGTAAAATATCTACCCTGTCATCAAAATCTTGAACTTTAATATTTCTTTGTCCACCTACTACATCGTATGGATATTCAGGAGGTAAATAAGTTTTAAAGATGTTAGAAAGTAATTTAAATTCTTGCTTTAACGATACATACAGTCTCTTATGGATTGCTGACATTACTCTTGAACCACGTTCCAAAAGAGCCACAGTCGTACCAACAGCTGCTGATTGGTTCCCGTCACCGACCTGCATGTCAGCAATCGACGCGAATCTTTGTCCTGCTTGAACGACTATTCCCATCAATTGCAATAATGTAGCAGAAGGTTCCTTATATGGTAAGAATACAAATGCATCCTTTAAGTTTCCTCCTGGTGTATCTACATCTTTAAATTCACCTGGTTGTATGTTTGCAGCGTCATCTTTTACCCTAACGCCTCTTTGTTTAAATCCTGCCGGAAGATTTGATAACGTTCCCGCGTCTAACAATTGACGGAGAGCCGCAGTTGCAGTACGGCTCAGTCCGCCAATCATATGAATGAGTCCAAGGCCATAAAATCCAAGTCCTGGCAGAAATTTAAAATGGACGAAATATTGGATCTTATTTTTCTTTGGATCATTGGGCGCGAAGTTCCTTCTTATCGAAAGAACCTTCCGACTACCTTGCTCGATTGTAACGATGTAAGGTAATTTTATTCCTGTTGGTTGACCATCTTGACCAACGTCTTCGAAACCTTCTAAATCAAGGTCTACGTGGAATTCTAGTAAAGTATATAAAGGTTCAATTCTTTGAGATTTAGTCATACCTTCTAATTCTCTTTCTTTTCTTTTTAATTCGTTTGTATTNGNATCAACTGGTTTATTTAATTCTATGTCAGAATAAAAACCATTTACTTGTTGCTTACGTAAATCATTTTCTGACATCTTAATTACGTGACAAACAGAAGTTGCATCTTGTAGTGATGTTGCTGTGTATGGCACGATTAAATCATCAGCTGGTACGAATTTAGAAACAGCCCTACCTAATAGGTCATCATAATAAACTTTTTTAAATGTTGATCCTGCAAGTGGCAGGTAAAATAACATTTGATCAAACTCAGGTTCATATTCCTTCATTTGATCCATTAATTGATAATTCATGAAATCTTTAACACGCTGAGACTGTTGTTCTTTCATGGGATTGCTTGCTCCCATGATTTGAGTTCTAACGGGTCCGTCAGCTGGTAATAATTCTTTATAAGCTAAAGCTTGGAATTGAGTTACGGCTTCAGCAAGAACTGGGTGCGTTGCACCAGATGCTCCTTGAAAAGGCTCAGTTCTATTTTCGTATTTAAATCCTAAAAGATCTAAACCAACAGTATAAGCCCTTTCCCAATCTGCACGAGATAACTTGTATTCTCTATAATCTGATTCTAACCTATTTGCGATTGGATCAGTAATGTCTTCTGGTAATAAATCATTTAAGTTTGCAAAGTGATCACCTTGTTCAGGTGCAGGCATTGCATTTGGATCAAAATCAATTGTTGCCCCTTCTTCGTCTTCTATGACTTCAACGGGACCTTTTGGTGTTTGTGGTTCTTCCAAATTAACAACCTCTGCAACTTCATCTCCTGGTCGTTTTATGTTTGGGAGACCTTTATCTATATCTGCCATTTAAATTCTCCTATATTCTTTTAACACGATTATACATTGAAGGCAACCCCTGTGG